ACTTACAGATGCTGATGATAACACAGCTTTGGGTATGGATGCACTTAGCACAGATACATTAGGTAGTAAATCAACCGCAGTAGGTAAAGGTGCTTTAAATGTTCAAAACTTCACTACAGCGACAGATACTCACAATACCGCAGTTGGTTATAACGCAGGAACAGCAGTCACAACTGGCATAAGAAACACCATTATGGGGGGCGAAGCTGGAGACGCTCTTACTGATGCAGATGATAACACAGCAATAGGATCATTAGCACTTAGTGCAGATACTCTTGGTAGCAAGTCTACGGCTATAGGTAGAGGCGCATTAAAAGTTCAAAACTTTACTACTGCTACAGATACTCACAATACCGCAGTTGGTTATTCCACAGGTGAGAGAGTCACAACGGGTAGATTTAATGATCTATTTGGTAGTTTAGCAGGAGATGCTCTAACGGTTGGAGGTTCTAACGTTGCTATGGGTCATGCCGCATTGAGTACAGATACGGCGGGTAGTCAATCTGTAGCAATAGGCACAGGTGCTTTAAATGCTCAAAACTTTACTACAGCTACAGATGCTCACAACGTAGCTGTTGGTAGGTCTGCGGGATTATCAGTCACAACTGGCAAAAGAAACACAATCATGGGTAGCGAAGCTGGAGATGCTTTAACTGATGCTGATTTTAATGTAGCAATAGGATCATTAGCATTAAGTGCCGATACCTTGGGCAGCAGGTCGGTGGCTATTGGTACTTCAGCTTTGCGTAGTCAAAACTTTACTACAGCTACAAATACTTTCAACACTGCTGTGGGACATGATGCAGGGCAATTAATCACAACTGGCATAAAAAATACCCTAATCGGGGCGCTTTGTGGTGACAACCTTACCACAGGCGATTTATGCACTAAAGTTGGGTACAACCTGAACGAAAGTGCTGTTGGTATAGATAACGAAATTATGATAGGTACTAACATTACGGGAGCTGGGGCTAACACCATACGTTTAGGTAATGCGGCAGGTAATGCAACACTTAACTTTGACGGTTCAGACACATCATGGGCAGCGGCCTCCGACTCAAGACTTAAAAAGGAGGTAGTTAATTCTACTGTAGGTTTAAACTTTATTAAAGATTTACGCTCTGTTACATTTAAGTGGAATGCTAAAAATGCTATTGAAAATAGTTTACCTCAATATGACTCTACTTCTTCGGAGCCTGTGTTTGGAGAAGGTAAAGCTCATCATGGATTTATAGCTCAAGAAGTCAAAGCTGTTATTAATTCACACTCTGATGTTGTTGATGGTCACAATCTTTGGAGTGAAGACCCTGATGGAACACAACAAATATCGCAAGGTGCATTAGTACCTATGCTAGTCAAAGCCATCCAAGAACTCTCCGCAAAGAACGATGCCTTGGCAGCCCGTATCACAGCCCTAGAAGGTTAAACATGGAACTAATACCACGCCACTTTCCAAACGTAGGTGTAGTTGAGGCACAGCTACCAGAAGACGTGACGAAAGATATATGGAAGGTTATCAAGAAGGCACGGAAAAATCCTGATAACATGAAGGGTGAGCTTGCTGGCAACATAAGCTCATCCATCAGGCTGGACTCTAGCTCACCGCTGCTTGAGAAGTTTATCACTGAGGTAATACCCTCGTTCATGGATAGCCACATACAGAACTATGGCGCACCTTGGAGAGCAGTTATGAAGGAGGGCGAAGGGTTTAACCTTGAGAGCCTCTGGGTTAACTTCCAGAAGCAACATGAGTTCAATCCACCTCATGATCACAGTGGCGTGTTTAGCTTTGTAATCTGGATGCAGATACCTACGTCCTACGCAGAGCAACGCAAGCTACCTGTATGCGCTGAATCAAATGCAGATAATCACATCAGCAACTTCGCATTCAGCTACACTAATACGTTAGGCAAGGTATCTACCTTTGCGTATAACATGGAGAAAGAAGCGGAAGGTTATATGGTTATGTTTCCCTCGCAGATGCTCCATCAGGTTTTCCCATTCTACGAGAATGACGGAGAAAGAATATCAATCTCAGGCAATGTTAATATTGCTCCATTAAAAGGATAAAAGAAAATGGCAAGAGACGCAGCACAAATCGCACAGGATCACTCAGCATTGCTGGGCAGTGTGTCAGTAATTACTAACGTGATTGATGATAGCAATGAGTTCTGTAACGACTTAGACTTAGCAGGAAAGAAAGAGCGTGTAGCTCGTAGCAATGGCTATCTGGTACACATGAAGGCGCTAGACGATTGGGGCAGCGAGAGCTTTACTGCAATAGACGCAGCTATATCTGCAGCTAATACTTTTGCTAACTCTTAAACTTAAAGATGCGTAAGTGTTAAACTAAATCTAAATACAGCATCAGGGTGGCTAGCGCCGCCCTTTTGCTTATTTGATTTAATGTGTTATGTTGGCGTAACGCGATAAAACGAGCGAGGCTTAAATGGCGCTGATTGATCTTAACATTCCGGCTGGCGTTTATCGCAACGGAACTGACCTTCAAAGCATGGGCCGCTGGCATGATGCGAGTTTAATTCGTTGGGGTGACGGCGTTATGCGGCCAATCGGCGGATGGCGCTTGCGTTCTTCAACAGCGGCTAACGCAATCTTGCGAGGCATGTTAACTTGGATTGACAACAGTGATAACCGTTGGATTGCGTCTGGAACATACAACAAACTTTACGTCTGGGTCGCATCAGGTGTCCGACACGACATTACACCCGCCGGGCTAACCGCTGGCCGCGTTGATGCCGTTTCGTTTACTGGCTATGGCGGCTCTAACTTTGGATCATACGCTTACGGCATTGCCCGACCTGACACCGTTAAGATTGATCCGGCCACAAGCTGGGATTTAGAGTCTTGGGGCGAGTATCTGCTGGCCTGCAACGAAGATGACGGAAAGATTTATCAGTGGCAGCTAAACACCGGCGTTGTTGCGGCCGTGCTGTCTAACGCCCCAACATCCAATCGCGGAATTGTTGTAACTGAGGAGCGTTTCTTGTTTGCTCTTGGCGCTGGAGGCAACCCCCGCAAAGTGCAATGGTCTGACCGCGAAAACAATAATCTATGGGTGCCAGCCGCAACAAATGAGTCTGGTGATCTTGAGTTAAACACGTCAGGCGTGTTAATGAAAGGAATTACCGTAAGTGGTCAAACTTTACTTTTAACCACACGCGATGCTCACGTTGCCAACTACATTGGCCCACCTTACGTTTACGGTATTGAGCGCGTTGGTACGAGCTGTGGCTTGGCTGCAAAGCAAGCTGCGGTTGTAGTTGACCGTGGCGCATTTTGGATGGGCGTTAATTCGTTTTACGCATACACTGGCGGCGCTGTGCAAGAATTGCCTTGCGACGTATCTGACTACGTTTTTAACGATATTAACAAGGGCCAAATCAGCAAGACTTTTGGCATGTCAAACTCAATGTTTGGCGAGATTACTTGGTTTTACCCCAGCGCAGCGTCAACGGAAAACAACCGCTACGTCACATATAATTACACAGAAAACACTTGGATGATTGGCGAACTGGCCCGCACGGCTGGCATTGACCGTGGAGCATTCCGCCAGCCCATGATGGCAGACGCTGATGACTATAAAATTTACGAGCATGAAATTGGTTTTGACTACGGAACCTTAACGCCATTTGCTGAAACTGGGCCATTCCGCATTGGTACGGGCAACCAAGTTATGAGCGTGACTGAATTATTGCCGGATGAAAAGTCGCAAGGTGACGTAAGCGCCGTTTTTAAGACACGTTTTTATCCAAACGGCACTGAGCGGTCATACGGCCCTTACTCCATGAGCAACCCAACGTCGGTCAGGTTTACCGGGCGTCAAGTTCGCATGCGGGTTGAGGGAGAGCGTTTAGCTGATTGGCGCGTTGGCATTAACCGCGTTGATGCTTTTGCCGGTGGCCGTAGATGACCCAGCAGAACCGTCCACCAGAACCGCAGGATAAGGATTGGCAGACCTGGGGCCGACGCCTTATGGCTTACCTGTCCCAAACCCGCTCTTCTTTGGTTCAACAAACTGGAAGCGAAAACGCAGCTGACGACGGCACGATTATGTGGGACAGGGTTAACAAGTATCCAGTTGTGAGCGGATCAGGCGCTTTTAAAGAGGTTGTACTAAAAAACGCAACCCCATCTTCAAGCGTCGGAGTGGCTGGTGACAAGGCTGGGCTGATTAGCTGGGACGCTTCATATATTTATGTTTGCACTGGCGCTTTCAACGCCTCTTCTCACATATGGAAGCGCGCAGCAATTACAGGGGGTAGTTGGTGATAGATAGCGAACTAGAGCGCTGCAAACCTTGGATCGAGGCAGCTTTAGGGTATAGCGGCGGAACTCACGACTTCATTGACGTGGCCGAAGGCATCTACAAAGGCACCATGCAGTTGTGGCCAACGCCAAAAGGGTGCATAGTCACTGAAATTGTGGTATATCCACGGAAGAAGATTTTAAACGTGTTCCTTGGTGGCGGTGAATTGAACCAGATTTTGGATATGCACGACGATGTAATAGAGTGGGCTAAGGTGCAAGGTTGCGCAGCCCTGACCATGACTGGCCGCTTTGGCTGGAAGAAACCATTGAAGGCGCACGGTTGGGAAGCCCAGCACACGTCCTACGTTAAGGAGTTCGGATAATGTCCAAAGGCGGATCAACATCCACAGCAGTGGAAATCCCTGAGTATATTGAGGATGCGGCAAAGCGCAATCTCAACAGGGCTGAAAGAATTTCTAAAATTCCCTTTACGCCGTATTACGGCCCTGACGTTGCGGCATTAAACCCAATGCAATTGGCCGCGCTCCAAAACACGTCTGATACTGCTAGTGCATTTGGCACGGCTGGCGGCAATATGTCCCAGAGAGACATTAGGGGCGGAATGGACGCACCCACAACCTACTCGGGCGGCATCCAAGGGTACTCAGCCGCACCGATATACGAGCAATCTTTGGAGGATTTAGCCACCGCCAGACCCGGCCAAAAAGAATACATAGATAGCTTTTTTATTGACCCGTATACTGG